CAGGCAGTCGCCATGCGGTAGCAAGCGCGGCTCTCGGCCTTGCTCACGCCGAAATCGAAGTAGCCGCGAACCTGAATCCCGAGCGTGTCGAAGTCGGCCTCGGCCTGCTCGACGGTCGGCTGACGCTGACCGTTGAGGAACCCAACTTCCATCGTCGGGAGGTCCGCCGGGTCGGCCGCCAGCCACCACGTCGAAGACGAGGTCAGGTAGGCCGAATCGACGATCGTGAACTTCCCGGCGAGCACGTTCGCTTGGGGCTCGAGCACCTTGGACGAGGTCGAGCCGAGCGACGACGCGAGGAGCGTGTTGCCGGTTTGGATCTTGTCCGCAGTGATCCGCAGTCCCACCGGCACGAGGAGGATCTTCGGCGTGATGCCGAGGGGAGCCCCGTCCGGATCGGTGAGCGACCGATACGCACCGTAAGCCGTCTCGACCGAGCCGATCGCCAGGGCGTTGCCGGCACCGGCCGTGGCACCCTGGAAGTAGCTCGAGTTCGACGCTTCAAACGCCGCCCAGAACACCTGGTTGAACTTCAGCGCGGCACCGCGACCGAGCCGGCGGGGAACCGCCGTCAGAGCCCCGAGGTCGTCGTTGATGATGTCGGTCCGCGTGATGGACGACATCCGGCCGTAGGTCTTCGCCTGGAGCGTGCGGGCCGCGTCGCCGGCATCAGCCGACTTGAGCTTCCCGTCGTTGCCCACTTCGTCGAACACGAACCCGCCGTCGAGCCTGACGCCCGTCGCGGCCTTCAGATCGTTCAGCGGCCGAACGAGGCTGATCTGCTCCCACACCGATTCGACGGCCTCGAAACCGGAGAGCAGGTACTTGCCGTAGGTCGCGGCGAGGATGTTGGAGATGTTGTGGGTAGCGAAAGCCGCCCGCAGCACCACCGCCACATTCGATGCGTTGACCTTCTGAGCCCCGTCGTAGCCGCCCTTGCGAGCCGCGCTGAGAAGCACGTCCTGCAGGCCGATCGTGCGGGACCGCTTGGCAGCGGCCTCGACCATCGGCGAATCGCCGTGCTGCGCCTCGACCTGCTTGCCGAGCCCGCCGACCATCTGCATGGCGGCGATGGTGACCTTGTCGTCGTCGAGGGCCGGCTTGCTGGCATGGATCGCCACGCCGCGGCCGGCGCGGAGCCCGTCGAGAAGTTCAGCCTTCACAGCCTTGGTGACCTCCTCCTTGATCTCAGCCACAGCCGCCGCACGGATCGCGGCGACATCGACCTTCGGCGCGGCGCTCGCCACGTCGCTCGGCCCGGTGGGCATCGGCCCGCCGTGCTCTTCGCTCTGGACCGGCCCCGTCGGCATCGCGTCGGCGGCCTTCGTCTCGTCTTGGGACATAGGAGACTCCCCCGCTTTCGCGGTGATGGTGACGGCCGTCGCTGCGTCGGCCCCGAGGGTTACAAACGAACACTCCCGCAACGTGGAGCGCTTTACGATTCGGACCGGACCTTCAAAGGTCTGCCCGTTGACTTGTGCGGTGTCGCCGGCGGCCACGAGGTATTCCTCGTCAACGTCTGCTCCGACGCTGGCCTGCCACTGGTAGCCGTCGTCGCCGAGCTGGACGACCTGCGCGGCTCTTTCGTTCTTCGACAGAATCGCGCCGTCGATCAGGAGCTGCTGGCTGCCAACAGAGCCGGACCCTTGCCCTAGGACCGACTCAAGGGCGTAGTCGTGCCCGAATACGATGGGGATCACCGACGGCACACTCATGCCGGCGAGATCGATCACGACCGGCTCGCGGCTCCACGACTGGCGAATGATGCCGCCCGTGTAGCCCAGCATCGAGAACTTCGGAATCCGGGGCGTGGTGAGCCCTTCGCCTTGGTCGTCGGCGCGGACAAACTTGACGCTGGCCCGGAGCAGAAGGTTGCTCATGCGCTGCCTCCTTGCGTGGGATCGGGGACCACGAGTTGCGACGGACGCTCGCCGAGCGTGAGATTCAGTTCGGCCATGAGCTGCCGTTCGGCAGCGATCTGCCGAAGTTGCACGTCCCATTGCTTGCCTTGCTTGGCGTACTCGTCTGCCAGCGAGGTCGTGAGCGACGCCAACCTTGTCTCGGCGGCGTTCGCCTCTTTGTTCGGGTCGATACCCTCGCGGCCGTCCCACACCCACGACCAATTCCAGAGGCTGGCCGCCGGAAGGTTGTTGGGGATCAAACCGGGGACCAGCAGAGCTTCGTCGAGCCACGCGCGGAAGATTCGGTCCAGCCATCCCCGCTCGAGTTCGTCGCGGTCTACGCGGACGTTCTGATCGTGAAGCTGACCGTCAAGGCGAGCGGAGGAATAGTTGTAGGAACTGGCGTCGAACGCGGCCTTGTGATACGGCAAGTTCACGCCGCGGGCGATCTCGCCGAGCAGCGTTCGCGTGAAGGCTTGGTGCGTGTTGGTGGGCTGTTCGGCCTTAAGTTGGGAAATATCCCACCCCTCCGGCAACGTCGTCAGCGTCCCCTTTTCGATCTCAATCGCGGCAAACGGATCGACTTCGTCCACCTGGGCGGCCGGCGAGTTGGAATGCACAAACGCCGCGAGGTCGGCGGCGATCTCCGCGGCGCGGATGACCGCTTCCGTGTACCGCCGCATGTTCGCCGTCAGCCGCAGGCAACACGCCAACTCCGAGACGCCGCGGTGCTGGCCGGGCCGGGTGGCCCGGAACCAGTGCAGCATCTCTTCCGCCGGCACGCGGTCGTACTCGTTGATGCCGATGAGGTAGTTGCTGCCGGGGTGGCCCCGCAGGACGTGGTACGCGATGACGTTGCCGTCGGCGTCCAGTTCAATGCCGTCCACGAGCGACCCGTCAGGGGCAACGGTCTGCACGTAGTCGAACGCCGGCGAGTTGACTTGATCGGCCTCGACGAGCCGGATGTCGAGCTGCACGGACCGCGGGTCACGTCGGCGGTTCGTGAACATCCAGCCGAACGACTCGCCGTCACACGTCTTCGCCTCGGTGGCGATGCGGAGCTTGTCCGCCAGGCGGATAGACCACGACCAATCAAACCACGCCCGGCCGATAGAGCGATCCGCATCGGGGTAGCCGGTGTCGAGCAACACCCGCGGCCCGGTGCCGATGAGGTCGTTACTCTTGGTGACGCAGATCCCGTGGATGTAGCTGTTGTTGGCCCGCTCGTACCGGGCTCGATTGCGGATGATCCGCCGCACTTCCGGCGACAGAGCGGCGTTAGCCGAGAGGGCGTCAGCGTTGGCCCAGTGCCGGGCGTCGTCACTCGTCTGGGCGGCGTCGTAGCGGGCGCGGACGGTCTGCTTGACAACTGTCACCTGCCGGGGCGCACGGGGAGCCGGTGCCTTGCGGCTTGCTCGCGCCTTCGGTGCGGTGCGCTTCGCCATTCAGACGGTCCCCGGAGGAATGATCTTGTTGAAGCGGAGCCCGCGGTGAGCGTTGCCGGCGGCTGTAGCGTTCCGACCGGCGAGGTACTTGTCCGCCTCGATCATGTCGGGGATCGATTGCGCCGTGACTTCGCCCGCGTCGGTGCGGACAGACGCCGGCCCCTGGGCCACCGTGTCGATCTTGCTGGCAAGTTCGTCGCTCATGCCGTTCACAATGCGTGACGGCGGCGAGAACTCGGAGGGGGTGTGGCTACGCCTTGTGGCGCTTGGTGACGATCACCCGCTTGCCGTCAGGGCCGGCGGGGATCTCCACCTTGCGGCGTTGCCGCGCCCCAGACTCCGAAGATGCCGGGACCACGCCGGCGATGGACGCCGCGACTGCGGCCCCGACGAGGCAGTCGAACCAATGGTTATCGGCCCCCGGCCGCTCTTTCCATTCGTCCACGACGCGCCCCGTGTGCTTCGATTCCGACTGAACCGGGAACTCCGCTGTGAGGTGCTCAAGCAGCAGATCGTGCTCGCCGGCGTGGAACGTAATCGCCTCCTTGTCCCCCACATGCAGCCGGAGCCTTGCCGACACGAATGACTTCCAAGAGTTGGTATCGTAGATCGCGGACAGTTGATTCGTGTTTGAGAGCTTCCCTGTCCGCCAGTTCAAGCCCAGCCGATCGCCCCTCTGCCCCTTGGAATCGTTCAGGGGACGCGACGACGCTGGAACGCCTTTGCCGTGGCTCGGGAAAATCCTTGCCGAGAAGGGAGACTTCAAGCAGAAGTTCCGGACCACCTGCGTTGATCTTCCGTAGTTGGCGTCGAACAGCATCCGCTGAATCTGCATCAGCGTTCCGTCCTGGCGGCGGAAGTCGCGCGACAGAAGATCGGTGGCGACTTTGTCCAGGCCGGCACGCCACGCCGCCTCCTGGCTGGCACCCTTCTGAACGCTGCCCAACGTCCGCTTCGCGTGCCGCGCCTCAAAGAACGATGACGCTTGGTCAGGGTAGGTGCCGTATGCGACGACATGCCCGCCAAAGGTGTCTGACCATGACGCCACAAGCCAGAACAGCAGCTTGTCCTGAAGATCGCAGAACGCCGTCAGCGTGTTGTGGCCGGCGGGAACCACGCCCCGCTCTATGTTCTCGGCCCGCAACGCCAGAGCCCTCTTGTCGAGCTTGTCGCTCGCAATGTCGTCGGCGATCGGCTGGTTCTGATACTCGGCGTTGAACGCGCTCTCGCCTCGGTCGATCCGCAGGTTCCACGCATGCTGGATGGCAGAGATTTCGTCTTCGTTCTTTCGGGCGGGCCAAGCCACCCGCGAGCCGGCGTCCATCTCCGCCTGGCGGAGCCGGTAGAACTCGTCGGCCTCGCCCGTGCCACGCTCGTGGCGCTGTCCGTCCCGGCGAAGTTCCGCGTACTGCCCCCACAGTTCCTCGGCCGTCGGCCACTCGTAGACGAGCTTCATTCGCTCGCCCTGCCAAGTCGGGTGGCGGTGCCTGTCGAGAAGCCTGTCGGCTAGGTCATCGGGCTTGATGACGGTGATGGCAGCAAGGCCGGCGATCTTCTTCCCAGGGCCGGCAAGACCGAGGATTGCCTGCGCCAACACCTTCTCGCGGGATGCCACCTGCGACGGGCTGGAGCTACTCTCGTCCGTCTGCGGATCGTCGATCAGAACGAGCGACGGACGAATAGACGTTCCGTCCGGGCGGGAGTGTTTGCTCCCTCGGATGTTGCCCGTGATCCCGGCAACTCGCACAGCAGCTCCGGCCGACGGTGCCCCCGGAATCCACGGCAGCGTGATCTCGTCGGCTGTCCACCCGATGTGCGTTGGCTTGCCCTGGTACGTCTGCCCCTTCGCCCGCTGCGAGATTCGCTCCAAAGCCCGGACCGGAAAGCAGACTTCGGGGAAGTCCTCGAGCAGCAAGTCGTTGTTCTCGATCTGCGACTTCAGCGTGTCGAGCATCTGCGATGCCTTGTTCATGTCGGCACCGATCAGCATCAGGAAAGCCCGGTGCCCATAGCAGAGGCACCAGAGGCATGCCCACTCAAGCAGCGTTGTCTTGCCGCTGCCTCTCGCCATTGCGATGGCAAAGAGAAGACCTTGAAGAACGGCCGACTCGATCTTGCCGATCGCCTTCAGGTGGTCGTCCGACCATTGCAACGGGAACGACTCCTCGCCGTACGTTTCGCAAAACCGGCGGAAGGTCAGCCGGCACTCTTCGCGTCGAAACGTGTTTGCCACCGGCGGAAGATCGCCGATGTCGCGGACGTTCTTCCCGCCTTCACGAGAACGCCGATTGACGGCTTCCTTGTGCTGCTGGTAGCCGGCGTCGCCTTTGTTTGTCATGGCGTTTCAGGCGGACCGAGCGAATCTCGCTCAGGCAGGAAAAACAGTGTGCAAAATGGGCGGATCGCAGTGCCCCGACCGCCCTCAACGGCCCGGAAGAACCTTCGATGAAGGGCGACCACTAAGCCCGTGCCCTGTCCATTCCACCCATGAGTCATCGTGGCAATCGGCGTTTGCCCTTGATACTGCGTGGCACATGGAAACGAATTGCTCTTGGGTCATCGTGCCCTTTGCGCGGTTGATAGCGGGAAGCACAACCTGCACGTTATCAATGCCGTTGTCACCGCCGAGTACTCTTGGATTGATGTGGTCAAGCGACGACAGAGACGGGGTCAGATCGATGCCAGTCAAAGCACACTTGTACTGCTGGCACTCTAGCTTTTCTCGAAGGCTCTTGGAAGTTAGTGATTGATGCCTCCCCACGTCGCCTCTCCTTTGTTCGATGGTTTGCTGCCACAGTCTCAGACCACAATCGCCATTCGTCGGATTCTCTTAGCTCTGTCTTTCTTTCAA